TTACGAGGTGGTAGGATAGTAGCATGAGTATAGCAAGTCTTCAATATGATGTGATAGATAATACACCAATAGGGTTAGCAACTATTGACAAAGCTTCTAAAATGTTGTCAGAGTTTGGTCGTAATGGTGATACGTATGTAGTACACGCAAAAGAAGGTGAAACTGTAATACCTATGGAAGTATTGGACAATAATCCAAGACTCAAGGATATGTTGTTTCAGCAAATGCGTGATTTGGATCTAGATCCGTACCGTTATATAGTTGGTAATGAATTAAACTCAATAAACCCAGTGACTGGTCAGCCTGAATTTTTTATCAAAAAATTATTTAAGGGTTTGAAAAAAGTAGTTAAAAAGGTAGCACCGATAGTATTACCAATCGCCGCTCCGTTTTTATTACCCTCTATGCCTTTGTTTCTTTCTACTGGTATTGGTACATTAGCAGGAGGTTTGATTGGTGGACAAAAACCACAAGACGCTTTGAAAAACGCTATTATATCAGGTGGTCTAGCTGGATTAGGTAATATGGCATTTGGTCAAGGTGGTTTTACTGGTAGTGCTGTAGATGCTGGAATAGCGAGTGCTCCACAACCAAAAGTGACTGGTGGTGCGATCGAGAAAGGTTTTCCAACTGGTATAAAACAAGACACTGGCATTTTACAAACACTTAAAGACAGTGGTTCAAAAGCAGTTGACTCAGTAAGTAGTTTTTATGACAAATACATATCACCAAGCCGTGCGAGTATCCAACCTACAGATAAAGAAATATTAGAAGAGTACAGTAAACAATCAGACCTTTTCAAAAAAGCTGAGGCACTTAGAAAACAAGCAGAGGGTGCAAGTTTTAAGCCAGGAGCACTTAAAATTGATATTAAAGACATACAAGAAAAATTAGCCCCTAGTGCTTTTCAAAAGTATGCTCCCGTTGGTGGTCTGACTACATTAGGTTTATTTGGATTAGATAAAGCTGGTTTACCAATATTCACAGTAAAAGAAGAAGATATGGGTCCTGGAATGCCAACTGGATTAGATTTATTAAACATGGATCCAGATAGATTTAAATTCAAAAACTTTTATGGTAGCAATCCATACTATCAGAATAGAGCAGAGGGTGGTGAAATAGTTGGTCCTGGAACAGCAACCTCGGATTCTATACCAGCAATGCTTAGTGATGGTGAGTTTGTAATGAATGCAAAAGCAGTAAGAGGTGCTGGTCAAGGTGATAGAAAACAAGGTGCAAAACGTATGTATCAAATGATGAAAAAGTTTGAGAGGGTGGCATAATGGCAGAATCACAAACCGTAATAACAAGGGAAGCCCCTGAAATAGAAGCCTATAAACTGGGGCTAATGGAACAAGCTAAATCTCTAGCAGGAACTCCACCTTCTGCTGAACAGTTAGCAAAGTTAGGTCCTAAACAACTTGGGTTATCACCTATCCAACAACAATTAATTAATGAGGCAACTGGTGGTATAGGTGATTATCAACAATATTTAACTGATGCAGATACAAGATTAGATGAAGCTACAGCTACATTAGGTAGAGCAGAAACTGCGGGAGGTTTGTCTACTGGCATATTTGATCCTAATATGGTGCAACAGTTTATGAACCCTTATCAAAAAGCTGTTACAGAACAAGCTTTAGATCAACTTAATAAACAGTTTTTAGAACAATCAGCACAAAGGTCGGCAGGAGCTTTAGGTGCTGGAGCATTTGGCGGATCACGTCAAGGTGTTTTAGAAGGACTCGCACAAAGAGAATTAGGAGATGTAACAAGTAGAAGAATATTTGAGGACTTAGCTAGAAACTTTGGTCAAGCCCAACAGTCCGCTATGACATCGTTTGAAAATCAACAAAGACGTCAAGCTAATCAAGCTTCACTTATAAGTCAACTTGCACAACAAGAGGCAGGAATAGGTGGACAACAA